AATCAGGAGGATTGATATTATCAATCTCCTTGTTCTCATTATAGAAGATTTTGTGGAACATTGAGTTAGGGTTGGGTATCAACTCTAACTGATTATTATCTAAATCAAAAATGTGAAACCCTCTAGTTTCTCCTTCATCATTCCAATACATTTGATATGGATTACCAAGGTAACTCACATTGCCCTTGTTAGATTTCTTGTGAAAATGACCAGAGAACACCTGTTCAAACTTATTAAAGTTATCAGGGTCTATACCATGCTCACACTTGTAATCTTTGTTGGCATAAAATCCTGCTAGTTCTAGATGACCCATGCAGATTTTAGCATTGGTATCTTCTAACTTCTTGGAAAACTCCTCAGCATTTTCTTCACAAATCCAGGGGACCATGAAGATTTTATGATTGTTAACACTGATAGTTTGTGGAGAATCAATGATATTAATATTAAAATACTCACGCAGATTGATTCTAGGTGAGTTTAGTTTGATACTGTTTTTGTAAAATGAATCATGATTACCAACAATCATGATTAGATTTAGATTTCTATCTTGGATTGGGTCAAAGAATACACGCTTTGCCCAATCAAGAGACCAATAATCAATAGTTTTTCTTACATCAAAGCAATCACCTAAGTGGATGATGGTATTGATACCTAACTCATCAATCTTAGGGAAGAAAGTTTCTTTGTAAAACTTCTCAAAATAATCATGTAGAATTTGTGAACCCTTTCTGACACCAAAGTGAGTGTCTGTAATAAGGGCTATTTTGTTTGAAGTGGACATCAAATAGTATCAAAGATGTTTATGGTAGGGAACCAACCTAGATTTTTGAGGATAGTAATATCAGCAACATTGTCTTCTCTTTCACCTGGTGTATCTGTAACCACTGGGAGATCTCCCTGACCAAATGCATTAGCAAGTGCTCTTACAGATACAGATTCTCCATTACCAACAGGTACAGGTCCTGTGATGTCACTCTCAGCAAGGTATCTGATTGCTTTACAGACATCTTTTACATGTACCCAGTCACGTTTATGATTGGTGACATACTTTGCTTTCTTTGCTTGTAGTAGGTCATACATCATGTTACCACGACCATTGGGTCCATATACAGTGGTAAAACGCATACCAACAGAATTAGGTGGTGCCATCACTTCATTGATCCACTTGGTCATGCCATAAGGATTACTCCAATAGTCCTCTTCTACAGCACTGGAAGAGGCATACAACAGGCGAGTATTGGTTTTTCTACACCATTCAAACAACTTCTTTGCCTTGGTAACATTGTTGTCATAATATTTCTCAGGATTTTCCTGACTATCACGAATGTCAGCAAAAGCAGCAAGGTGGATGACCAGATCATAGTCACCACCATTGAAGTCAGCAATATCATATGGGAAATCTATCCCTGTTACTAGATTGCCATGAGTAGAAAACCAGTCTGCATAAACATGTTGCCCAATAAAACCCTTATGACCAGTAATCAATACTTTCATCAAGCCCTGCCAAATTTTTGCAAATATGCTACATCTTGATTATAGTCGTTCTCTACATCTTCTGTCAAATTATTCTGCATGTTTGCAGCAGCTTCAGCAAAACCTTGAGGTCCTTTTTGTCTTGTTTGTAGTCTGTCTCTCTCATCATCATCAACATTCATTCTCTCTTGCTCATCAGAGAGTTCTGCATTTCTGGGTCTCCTTAGATCGCCATCATCAGGTACAGTGTCAGTTCGTAGTTTCATCATGTCTTGGTGTAAAAGGGAATTGCTGCCATCTTCAGGGCGTGGTGCTCTGCTTCTATCTTTTTGGTTGGCAGCAAGATGACCAGCAAAATCTGCCATAGCAGTAGGGTCTCCAGTATCTAGAGGACCCTTCACAAGTTCATAGGCATTGCCTAATGAATTCATACCCTTGCCTTTCTGTCTAAGAGTGGCAATTTGATCTGATTGTTTATTTCTGAAATTGATATCAGGATCAATGGGTGCTTTTATATTAGCAGGTTGATCCTCTTTGTCTTTAAGTTGTGGTTTAGGAAATGTAACTTCGTACAAATCCCAAAGTTCTTGTAATGGTTCCATTGTTATAGAGAAGGGGGAACGACACGCTCCCCGACATTCTCTGCCTAGGTAGCGAACAAAGGCGTAGTTATTTATTGCTTACATTGTACTCAAGAATCATAGCAAATAATTTGGATTTCATATTCCTCAGATATTCCTGTTCTTCAAGTGGTCTTCTAGGTGCTCCTGGCCAACTCTCATGGGCAAAATTAATTACTGAATATAATGCTCTTAACTGATGTATATTCATTGTCATCTCAACAAACCATTCGTCTTCTGATAGGGATTCCATATTTAGAAGACAATGGTCAATATTATTTATTTCCATTCCTACGTTGCTCAACTACATCCTTGATTGAGTTGAAGTCAGAGGAAGTTCCCATCTGATCTCCAACAAAGAACTCTTCAAATCCTGACTTAGAAATAATTTTGTCACAGATTTCAATCTGTCTTTTCTCCTTACCAATACGCCTGATGAAGGCATACCAACATACCTGTGTAAAGTATGAGAAAGGATTCTTTGACTTGGAGGGGTCAAAGTTATGGGCATAGATTACACAATTCTCTACAGCATCACATACCATATCTTGGCGATACATGTAGTTAGAGAAGTTAGGTCTCATTGAAAGATGCTCAGCAATGTCTAGAAAACATTGCCCAATATATCTTGGAATAGGAGGCCACTCTTTGCGAGAAAGCCCCTGTTCCTTTGCCTCATCAATTTTAGACCTGTACTCTACAAAAGCAGCATAAAATTGTTTGTTATCAATAAAATTATTTTTATTGCGCTTTTTCTTGATTTGATCTGGCATTTTGTACTTGTTGTTAATACTATTATATCAGTTTCAAGACCATTCGACAAAGTAACAATTACTTGTTATACTTATAATGTAGTGATCAAGGGTTGAAACGCGTTATAGCTATTAAGATACAGGTTCATCATCTGTTGTATCATCAATAGTTTTATTAGGAGAAGAGTCAAATATATTTTCTAATAGAGTACGTGAGTCATTGACTTTACCAATAAACCCAATGTTATCTTTTGTTTCTACTTTACGTTTGATTGGAGAAGATATCTTCGCAGCAATGAGTGCTTTGTTGTAAAATTCAGCACCAAATTTGTCTAACTCTGATATAGAAATAACATGTTGTTTGTAGATGATAGTCATATCATCATTAGCATACATCATCCATTTCTTAGGAACTAAACCTGATACAGCAACTCCTTTTTGAGAATCAATTGACATCGTCTCAGAAATTACTATTGGGTTTGAAACCAAAAAGAAATCAACACCATTTTCATTTGATGGAATTACTTCTGCGAGTATCTCTTCTCCTGTTGTAATCTTCAATGTTGCAGGAAAAGGATTATCCATAAAAAATTATATAAACTGGTCAATTCTATTTAGGGAATGTAAAGTAATGTCTTCTATGTTATAGGTGAAATCCTCCTCCACATAATACTTTATCCTCTCTGTCAAATGATTCAAAGTGAAATTAGATTTGCCATGAGGTTTTCTAAAATCATCAGCAATATCATACAGCATGCAATTATTTTTATCCTTTCCTTTTCTCAATCCTCTACCTATAGATTGTAATACTCTCACCCTTGATTTAGAAGGCGCACCAAATATTACATGATGTAGGTTCTTGATGTTGACACCTGTGCTCATGGTGCCATAAGAACCAAGGATGATATTGTTATTGCTACGCTCACATATCTCTCTTACTTTTTCTCTATCAGTAACATCTGTGCCACCATGAATGATGTGAACATCTTTCTTGCTGTTATTAGATATGAGTTCATACAAAGGAACACCATGTCCTTCTACTCTTGAAAATAATAACAATACATTGCCATGTAACTTTTCTGACAATTCTTTTAGATACATATTTCTATCATCTGATTCACCAAGGTATTCAATCTCATCATTGTAAGTATTGAATATTTTTGGTTCATGCTTTAATAGTTTGATTTGAACTTGAAGTCTAGCAAGATGCCCCTTCTCCATCAAATCAGCAGAGGTAGTTGTCTTGAATACAGGTCCAAAATGAGATTCAAGAATCAGTTGATTTACATTCTTACCATCTAATGTTCCAGTAAATCCATACCTCCATTTGGCATCAGGCATCTTCTTCATAATGCCCTGTAGCACCTTTGCTTTGAAGTTATGGCACTCATCCCCAATCACTCCATCAAATTGTCTATACCATCCCTTCTGAAGGGCATAGATGGACTGAAAGGTAGATATAGTTACAGGTGCTTTGGTGTCAATAGAATGACCTTGATAAATTTTATGCAAGTTATCTTTGCTCCATCCATACTCTATAAAATCCTTATACATTTGTTCTACCAATGACTTGGTAGGAACTACAATCAACACTCTTTTGTCAATAGATTTTAAGTATCTGGCAATTGAATATATCATCAATGATTTTCCAGAACCAGTAGGTGATACTATTGTCTTTCTATATTCTTTAAGGGCAGAGTAAACAGTATCAATTTGGTATTGCCTAGGTGTTACATTGGATATTTTACCCATGAATAATTCAACACCTTCTTGAAAAATTCTTTCATCTGTTTCATAAGGTGTGCCATAGTATTTGCTATCCTTGAATGTCCAAGTGTAATTGTGTTTATCACACCATTTACACAACCTGTAAACTAAACCACAGGGAATTGTAGATGCAGATAAAGAACATAATCTTATCTTACCATCCCAATATTTTTTACGATAGGCAGGAGAAAAGGAGGCACCCTCCACGTCAAAAGAGAACGCCTCCTGAAGTTCATACAGTATGTGTTGGTCACATTCTAACTGTAGATCTATCTCATTTTTCTTAGAAATGATAACGTCAGACACAAAGTATTCATCTCACTGATATATTTATCATCCTCCAGAAGCAAAAATTCTCCACTTTACTGCATTGGAAATATTAAAATTCATTTGATGAATCTGCTTTAAGATATCAGATAATGTATCTAAAATTGTTTCATAGTTAACAATTTTTTCTTCAACCCTTAGATACATTTCATCTACCTCAACCCAGTGGGGTACATCAGATTTTAAAATCTTATGTTCTAGTGGTGCATTTTCATATGCACTTTCAATATCTTTACCTGAATAGTATAGTTTCTTAAAATGATATACTTTTCTTTTTTCCTGTTGTGATTTTTCTAGTAATAGTTTGAACTGACTATGAAGAGCAATATATTTAGAGTGGAGTTGTGGGATTTTGATTGATGACTCATCTAACATGACATCATCAATCTTACAATCCTCACTCCACATTTCAAGAATCTTCTCTAAGTTCATACAGAGTGGATAAAAATTTATTTATCAGTCGTCAAAACCCCTTCTGTTGTTTAATCTCATTAAATTACCATGTTTCTTTCTTTTAAACCCATTAAATGATTTTTGTTCTCTAGATTGCAAATCAGGATAATTTAAATATATATTGCTAGATTGTGTGTTTTTGGTTTCAACTCCACGTGATTTTCCATAAACACCTCTTATAGATGTTAGTGTGTAAGAAAAATCTCCTTTCAATCCTTTAGCTTTTAATAGATTTCTCATAGCACCATTTAAACCTGGTTTGTTGATATCACCTCCAGTAGCTGAACTTTTAGTATTAAAAATATTTTGATCAGCATCAGATAATACCATAGTTGATTTATTCAAAAGTTTCTGTAATTTACTATTACCAAATTTTTTGGTACCACCAGCTAATATTCCACATGCTATTGGACTTGCAAATGAAGTTCCTATTATAAAATAATTTGCTTTATCCTCAATATTTCCTAATGCTCTATGTCCAAAAGATGCACTTAGATCACACACACTGCCATATTGACCTTTTACTTCAGTGGTCATATAATCTATATTACTAGAAAAGTCCCCATCAAGGAGATGACCACCTACAACTACAGGTTTTTGAGATAAATTATTATCAATTTCATTCTGAGTTAGTTCAAAATAGGGTAATTGTTTAATTGCAGGGAAGTATTTTTCAGTAGCTGCATTTACATTTGCATCTCCTGTAGTTCTACAAACGAATGTTTTAGATCTAATATCCTCTGATGAATAAAATGGAGTACCCTGATTACCAGCAGCAATACAGAAAAGAATTCCTTGATCTGCAGCATACTTCAATGCTCTATTTTCTAATCTATTATTATATGGTTGTTGATCAGTTTGTATAGAATTGTCATAATAAGCTGAAGAATAAGATGTCAGTGTACCACCAATGCCTATACTATTCATAAAATTTTGTAGTGCTGGTTGGAAACCAGATTGTCTCCACCTTTGAACACGACCATCAAAATACATAGTCAACTCTTCATATTTTACAATTCTATTTGTCCTTTGAAGAGTTGAAGGATTAATATAACTTACCACTATACTTTTACCTCTACCAACATCAGGAGATTCTAATTCACTCATCACACCTAATTCTACGAAATAATCAGCAAAGCTCACTGTTCGTTCTCCAACACCCCAACTACAATTTACAATTGTTCCTTTTCCATTATTTTTATTCTGGTGGAAATTTACCAGACCATATAGTGATCTAAAAAATGGTTCCTTTTGTCTCTCACTATCACTATCCATAATTCCCCAGTATGCATCATCTCCTATAAAATAAACATCAGAACTCATGTTAAGTGAGTGTTTTTCACTAGCTGCACATTCTAGAACTGCTGTAGGGTGATGTATTATTCTTGATGGTGCACGATCAAAGGCATTATATCCATAGTTTTTATATCTCTCTAGAGTTCCACAAGTATTACGATACTTATTGTTAGTGTAAATATCTTTTATAGGTGTTTCAGTGTCAGGAGTATACCACATTTGAATACCAAAATAATATGGTGGTTCAATTCTTAATTCATCAACTGCATCTGTAGGACTATAATAATTATTATGGGCAAACCAAAGAGCATCATTTCTATCTATAAAGAAATTTGGATTAGTTCTAAGACTAATACCTCCACCAACTGCTTGACTTATATCAAAATTCAAATACATTGGATATCTTCTAATAGGATATTCTTTATAATCTGCACCATAACCATCACTTTGATACCACTTGTGCCATCTTAATCTTCCATTTAATGGGTAAATTCCTTTTAAACTATCCCTACAATAATCAAGAGCAGAAGATAATTCCCATATAACCATATCAGCTGCTTTTTTATTCTTCTTAAATCGCATAGCTGCTTCCTGGATAACAGCGCAAGTGCTCTGATTACTGGAAGTATAATTAGATACGTTTATCATTTTAGGACAATTGGAGTCCTTATTTGTAGGATATCCAAATTCAGATTTTGCTCTAACTAGTGCATCCCATGCACCCCAATTTAATTCTTTACTTTCATCTGAAGGATTATGATTTTCTACATCTAGTTTAACAGTAGAACTGGTGACAGCAGGTGTCACCAAATCTTTATAATTAAATTTTATTTTTCCAAAATTTTCTGTGCGAAGAATAGGTGATTTTTTAAAATTAAAATCATCAGGAAGATTTAAATATGATCTTAAAATTCCATTAGTAAGATTCTCATCTATTGGATCAATATTTCTAGATACTGGATCAGCAGAGCAGTTTCTTTCTGATTCAATTTTACTAAAATATATGAAACATACACCCCAATAACTATCATAATGTGCCATTGCTATGTCTCTATCTGGATTTGCTTCTGCTGCTCGATTAACAAATCCTTGAACTTCAGCCTTGTTTTTAAAAATCGTACTGCTATTTGCTAATTTAGCAGGAGTGCCATTTTCATTTTCTCTTACTTCATAAATTCTCCACAAAGTCCACATTTTTGGATGAAAATTTTTCCAACCATTAGAAATTTGAGAGGGAGAGGTATTGTATCTAATTTCTGGTATGAAAGGTATCAGTCTATCTGGGTCAACAACTTGATCTTGATTTGAGTTATTACGACAAGGTTGATAAAGATCTCCAATATTCATTTCAGAAACATTGTCGTTTTCTTGATTGGTGTTAGAGTTAGTCATTAGTCGTCAAAACCTCTTCTGTTATTCAATCTCATTAAATTACCATGTTTCTTTCTTTTAATACCATTAAATTGTTTCTGATTTCTAGGTAGAAAATCAGGATAACTTAAGTTAGTATTATCTTCATCAAGATTCATACGTTTATTTTTAGATGGAAACAAAGTCTGTGATGGTCCACAAATAGAATTTACCCATTGTGTTTCTAATTTATATTTTTTAACTCTACTTTTAGGAACTTGAAAAATATATGGTTTAAATTTAAGATCCATATAGTTTGTGCCATATATATAAGTGTTATACTCAGGAGAAGCCTGTTGACCTTGATATGATGTTGTATCCCATGTGTCTTCAAATGAAACTTTTCTTACGCATTTATCTAAAATATTTTCCATTTGACTTGGAGATGCTGATTTAGTCATACTTGCAGCAAGTCCAACAAATATGGGAGAGGAAAAAGAAGTACCAGGTTCCACATCATATTTAAGTTTATTTGATTTAGAATGTAAATCATGTACGAATGGAGCTTTTAAATCAATATGAGTTCCCCAATTCCCATCACTATGAATAGCATTAAATGGTTGAGAATCACCACTATCCCATTCAGATTTATAATTGTAACCACCAACTATAATTAGTTTTTGAGCTTTATGTGTTACCCCATCTACAACTAAATCATCTGCAGGTGGAAAATAAACAACTTCTCTAACACAAGTAAATATTTTTTGGTTTGGTGTGTCCAATGTTGTCGTGTCATATACGTAGTATGTTTTAGATCTTTCATCATGACTATCTTTATCTTCTGGATTATAATTATAAAATCCACTGTCATTATTTCCACCTGAAGTAACAAATTGAATTCCAGGAATTACTTTACCATTTACAATTGATGGTCTACATGCTTCTCTAATAGTTCTATTTTGAGCAAACTCAAAAGTAGGTGTAAAATTGTTTGCCCCATTGCCAACAGGGATAGTTCTGTCAAAAAAATAATAAGAACAATTATCTTTGGGTTTACCAGTCGCATCCGTACTAAGCTTGGTGTTTATTCCTAAACCTGCGACAATTCTAGCAGTCTCATCTCTTTTTTGTTGATTATCAGATCCTTGGACAAAATGAGTTTTTCTCTGACCATCTTTGTAGTAGACTATATAACATTGATTATTCAGTCCAGCCTGATCTTGATACTTTTGTGCTATCTTATATGGATCATTTGGCATATCATCTGCAGGCAAAAACCCAAAACTCATATTTACTATAGTGCCAGGAGCGTTTTCATTTTTAATAAATTTATCTTTATGAAAACCAATAATAGCATCAAGGCAACATACATGAGAAGACTTAGTGCCAATTCCACTACCATCAAGTGCTAGTGGTTCAGCATTGTATCCTATAAGATAAACATTTCTATCTACTCCAAATCCACATTGTGGATGACATACAGCTGAAACAACATTAGTAGGATGCATCCTGTCTTGCTGACGAGGTTTATAAGAAGTGTTTATTTCAGGAATATGTTCCCACCAATTATAATATGTAACCAAAGGTAATCCACCAGCATTTCCAGCATTATCAAATGATGGAGTAGTACCATTTTTTAATGGTTTGTATTTAACAATGTTTTCTGCAAGCCCACTGGTAGCTTCCCAAACAATTACATCAGCAGTTTTGGAATCTTTTTTTACTCTAACTACTGCCTTTTCTACATGCTGACCACAACTTTTATTAGAAGTGGTGTAATTCCAGTTACGCGGTGGTTCTAAAGTTCCTGTTGATGTTTGTGATACATTTATTGAGCCAACTACACCTCTATTAACTACTAACTCCTCTCCATTTTGAGAATTTGTTGGCGAATTAAACTTTTCAAAACTATAATTTCTATTATTATATTTTACTTTTTTATCATCCACAACTCTAGAACCTAGATCAATTTCAATATATTCAATATCATCTGATCTTTGTCTTATCAAAGACAAAAAGGTTTCTGCTCTGCCTTCAACAACTAATATTTTAACATTCTTTAATGTATATTTAATTTCTAAATTAGGGTTTAATTTTACAGCTTCAGATACATTTTCTAAACTTCCCTCATTGTAACCAATAAGAAAATTATATTTTTTATCATCATTATAATTATTACCAGGATTTCCAATAAAAGGTCCTCCTATTGTATTTTGTTGTCTTACAGCTTGAATATACCCTTCAAGTTTATAAAGATTACTTACAGGACCTGTTCCTTCTTCTCCTGTAGAATAATTACCATGATATTGTCCATCACCCAGACCACCTGGCATATAATAAGTTACACCATTAAGTAGATGTGAATGTGTTGTTCCATCACCCTCAGGATCAGTAAGGGCATCAGATTCTGATGTGTACAATGGATAGTATCCATTTACTTCAAAAGGTGTGACAACTACTTCAGGAGCAGGAGTAGTGGTAGTCACTACAGGGGCAGCAGTGGTAGTGGTTGTAGTGGTTGTAGTGGTTGTAGTGGTTGGTGCCTCTGTAGTGGTCGTGGTGGTAGGATCTGGGTTGGAGTAAGACATTGCAGCAGTAAAAAAGTTGTATTAATTAGTTGTATTACTTTTGTAGTTGGAGCAAATTCAAGGTGAAACTGATGTTAGTGTTACCCTTTAGATTTCCACTGCTATCCACTCTTCTAACATGAGTGTATAGAGTTCCATTAGGACTAATGCCAGTGATAGGTGGCAAAATTGGCATTGTATTTCTGTTGTTCAATAGAACTTCAGCTACAAGTTTTGCATCTTCAGGAGCATCATTTGCAATGTCTCTACCTCTATCACTGCTTCTACCTGCAGAATCATAGTAAATTGCAATCCAAGCACTATCACTACCAAGATTAGTGTTGAGTTTTACAGTTTTCAAGATATATGTTCTGCAAATATTATTAATATTATATTCCCCAGCAGCAGTCACATTCAAACTGATTTCTCTACCATCAAGATATCCAGAAAGGTCACCACGATCTATTTTTAGACCACTTGAACTAATAGTTGCAACTTTTGCATTACTGGCATAGAAACTATATTGATTACGACCACTGTAACGAATACTATTGTAATAAGAGGTGCCAAAAGTAATACCATAAGAGTAAAGGTATGACAATTGCCAAATACTATTTCTGGTAAACCAGTAGTTACCATCTCTATTCATATGAATTTTACCACCCCTGGTTCCATACCAGTGGAAGCTTATTCCTGGATTATATCTGTAATCATTTGCATATCTTGAGTTTGCTTTATTGTTACTAGTAACCTCAAGAGCACCACCATACCAGGAATGAGTTATATGATGTCCAGTTAAATGAGACTTTCTATATGTGTTTACACCACCATGGAAAATATAGAACCATCCATTTTCATTCATCTCAAATTGTTTTCTATAATAATTATTCCCATACATATTTGTAAGGAATCTAATACTTCTCTTGCCAGGTTGAGATTTAATAACAGCTTTTGATGCTCGACCAATTTCAGAGAATTGTATAGAAGAACGATATCCATCTCTGACATTATCAATCAGTAGCACACCAGCACCATTGTAACGTACTGCTGTAGCTTTAGAGTTTCTACTAGCATCAACCTTTAGTTCCTCTATACTAAAGGTATCCTCTGGATTGGGTTCTACATTTGGTTCCTCATCTTCATTATTATCTTCTGGAACTCCTTCTGGGATATCTGGAATATCTTCAAACTCATCCTCTTCAACATCTGTAATGATTGCTTCAGCAGTTAGTCCAACACCAGACTTAGATGATACTAAGTTGTTATCTGCGTTTCTTGTAAGAGGAAGGTCAAAAGCTCTTTCATTTGTATCAATTGATTCAAAAGGAAAAGCAATACTTTTTAGTACAAGTCTACTTGCCTTTGCATTATAAACAAGACCAGTATCTCTATAGAGATTTAAATCTTGGTCAATAATACCAACGTGACTAACATCTTCAGGTGTTGTTTCTTCATCTTTATATGCAGGATCGTATTGACTTGTGGTCTCTACAATGGGATCAGTTTTAGCATAGTCAAGGTCATTCCATGATAGAACACCATCGCCAATCTTGACTCGACCAGTATCTGTCTCTAGACCTTGCTCACCAGCAAGAAGTAGAGAATTATTTGCTTCCCAGTTTGCAGCAGTGTCTCTACGAACCTGGATTCTGATTTGTTGAACAGCCATTAGAACAAAACTTTCTTTTATTTATTTAGTTCTGTAGATTGTTTACTAATGTGTTCAAATAGGATTTTCTATATGTTGGTTTCATGGTTTCATCTGTTGCTTCTGCTGCTTCATAGATGAAATAATCAAAGTAATTATATCTGAAAGATACTTCTGCTGTAAAGAAATTTACATCTGAGACTGAAGAGTCAAAATTTAAAGTTGTAAGAGATACAGGTATACAATCTCTAAACACAAACTCAGATACAGGTTGATAGTTACTAGACAAAACAAACATTGAACAATCAGATTTCCATTGATTGTCTCCCCACTTGGCGTAGTTCTTATCATCCCTTGGTTTGTAGGGAACTCTATCATCTGCACCATCATCTTGAGTATTATAAGTGAACTCCTGAGATGCTACAGGAGTGCATATTCTACGAATCCAATCATGTACTTGATAATAGTTTTTCATGTTCTCATCAATCAAGAACTTCACAAACAATGGTTCGTAATATAACTCATCTCCTGGTTGATATATATTGTTCAATCTTGTGGGTTGATTGGCAGTGCCCATAGAGATAGCAGGAATTGATGCAGACTGACAATAGAAGTCTACACCTGGCATCTTACCAATCTGGAACTTGAACCCAACAGGTGATAGAAAATTTCTATTTTCTATAGC